CCGGCTGTTCCCCAGCATATGTTAACTGATACACGAAGTGAACTATCACCTCCATATGCTATACCATCGTCGTCGATCTCATTGATTTGCATTGCGCCGTTTTTGTATGGTGCATGGCTGTCAACCAATTCCTGTATAACATCGTTTAGACTGTTCGATTTCTGTGTTCCTGTGATGCTACCAATCGCAACATAGTTCGTTGTCTTTGTCTTTGCATAGAATCCTGCATATGTCGTTGGTATTTCTGGAGCAGCAACATCTTCGAAGTATATGCGAGCACCAGGAGTGCCGACATTCACAGCTTCGTTGAACTCTATCCACGATTCGGTTATTGTTGCACCGGCTGGAATGGTGATGCCTTCGAATAACAAGTACGTTGAATATGTTTGGCCAGCCCCGGCTGTTCCCCAGCATATGTTAACTGATACACGAAGTGAACTATCACCGCCATATGCTATACCATCGTCGTTGATCTCATTGATTTGAACATCAACAGTACCCATCTATGTTTCCTCCAGTGTCAATGAGATCGCAACCAGTTTCAAATCAGTGCACGAATCGACATTAAATGTAATCCAATCGCCTTCTGATACATCAATGGTCAGTCCTGTTTCTGCCGACTGTGTGCCAGATGATGCTATGCTGAATATGTCAACTTCGTCATCATCCACAGGAACTCCACCGGAGTAGGGTTCAATCCACACAGCGATGGCTATTTTTCCAGATGTTGCATCTATGCTTTCAATCCTGGCTGCCGTGATGTGGCCGGTGATCGGGCATTCGAATCCACCGGCGGGACCAGTGGCTATTACAGATCCACCGCCATTGATTATGGCCGTGGCCTTGCGCTTGCTACTGCCACTTGCTCCGGTTGGGCCTGTCGCTCCCGTGGCACCCTGCGGCCCTGTAGCACCCTGTGTGCCAGTCTCTCCCTGGGGTCCAGTCACCCCCTGTTGACCGGTGGGGCCAGTATCACCAGTGGGGCCAGCCACCGTAGAATCTGCACCAGTCGGGCCAGTCGGGCCAGTAGGGCCATCTGCGCCAGCAGCCCCCTGTGGACCAGTCGCGCCAGTGGGGCCAGTCACTGTAGAATCTGCACCAGTTGCGCCAGTTGCGCCCTGCTCACCAGTGGCCCCCTGTGGTCCAGTCGGGCCGGTTGGCCCTGTAGCCCCTGTGGCCGATGCAGATCCGTCTAATCCAGTTGGTCCAGTGGGTCCGGTTTCACCTGTCGCACCATCCCCGCCTGTTGGCCCTGTAGCCCCTGTCGGCCCTGTGGCTCCACCACCAGCTTCCACAAGGGTGAAGATGCCGCCAGAGATGCCGAGTGCCCTGCCTTCAGTAAGTTCATCTAGTTCAACGGGAACGCCCTGGATAGCTCGAACACCATAAGGTTCGGAGATGGGAACGATCTTCACCCACGTGTCAACATCAAAGCGATAGATCTCCTGTGTGTCATCACAGATGCATATCGTTCCATCAAGCGCATCAGTTGGCATCAGAGAGAAACCAACACGAAGTGGCTTGGTTGGGCATTCAGGATCAAAGAATCCAGCCTTCTTAATGCGGGCCAGTGCTTCAGCAAAAGTGGGGCGAACCCTCGCATTGAGTTCGCCAAGGACGAGAGGACCTGTGATCAGGTTACTTAACATTTTGTCTTCAGCCGTTGCCATACAGCGCCTCCATCATTCTATTATATGCAGAGGCGCAACTATATGACTCAGACCGTTCAAGACCGCGCTGTGCCATATCGGCATAGAAGTTTCTGTCTGTCAGTAGTTTCTTGGTTTTGCGTGCGACATCTCCGTGATTATGTGGTCTGACAGTCAGTTCAGGCCAGATGTTTCGTGCAGCTTCTATTGTTTCGCTGGCGACAGATGGTATGCCAAGTGCAGCAGCGTCAATCAGCCCGCGTCCAAATGTCATATCCGGTGCGAGATCGAGATTGATTGTGGCCTTGTTCAACACATCTTGTATGTATGGAACATATTGCATTGCTGGTACAACACGATCAAACATAGTCTCCAGGTTCACCAACTGCTGCGGTCCTGGCCCAACAAACGCAACTAGAAACTTCTTGATGTCAATGCCTAGCATTCCGTAATAGTATGAACTCCATGTTGCGCCATACCTATGCCATTGACATGTTGCTAGCGGTTTTTCGTCTGGCGTTCGCTTAACCATCTTCAAATGTTTAACATCCACAGGATGGGGGATGGTGTGAACAACCCGTCCAAGGAACCGTTGTAGTGCATATGCGCCCATGGATTCAACATGGAACACCATATCAGCCATTCCAAGCTGTTGTTTCATGTTAAATGGGTTTATTGTTTCCCACATACTCATGGCATAGTCTACGTTCGCAACAATCTTAGTATCGCTTTTCCCCAATGAATTGCGTACCGCTTCAATGTAATTGGGATGACCCGGAGTATAATTAATATGAACGATATCATATCTCTCCAAATAATCTTTCTCAATCGTGGGATACATCTCACCCACGCCGCCCTGTTCTCTGAAAGCCTGTACCCAACAGAACAAACCAGACTGTATGATCGGCATGTCCACTGTGAATGGAATACCACACTTGCATATTCCAACTGGCGAATCACTGTCTATAGTCCAACGACCGCCACATTTCTCGCAATGCACTTCGGTCTTGTCAGGGATAATCGGCTCTGAAAAAAGTAGATAGCGGATTTTCATTCGATCACCTGAACTTGAACCCGCTTATCTTTCCAGCAGTCTTGTGAGTGAAGTCTACGTGGATTCTACCCTTGTAGTCAGTCGTGCCAGACAGCCACTTGAAGCGAGCCGTCTCCAGTGGTCCGATGATGACTATGGGGGTCTGTCCACCAGCAGAGCTTGGAAGCGCGGAAACGAAGTCTCCTAAGCCCGAACGCGGCCCGTTCCCGGCCTTGATGGTGATACCACCAGTGGTCTGAGCGGTGAGCGCCAGACGCAGCCACACGGCCTCGTCCACGTCGGCAGCATCGATGTACGCGCCGAGGGAGGCAGAGGCGGTGGACTCAACGAATCTCACCTCACCGATCTCACCATCATTGTACGACCCACCGAGTTTGGGGAAGTTGATTTTCACTCTCGCCATTTAAGCCTCCTTCCTACATGTCAAGAGAGCAAGAGCATTAGGCCGAGTGACCTTGACACCATACACATGCAGACCCTTGACAGCATCAGCGAACCGTTTCTCAGGCCGGTACGCCTCCACCTTGTACGTGGAATCAGCGAACGTGGTTGCCATCGCATGACCAGCTATCACCTGGGTCTGAGTCTTGGCAGTCTCGGCCCCTGTTCCAGCATTGGTCGGGCAGTTGTTGGATTCAAGGACATCGAAACCAGCGGCCCTCTTGACCTGACCATTCAACAGCGCGTCTGTGGAACCTGATGCAGAGGCATCGGAGAACCGTTTGTCGGCTGCAAGGCGCTCAATGAACCAGGGAGGACAGATCACCCACCGGCCCTGCTTGGGGACATTGGCTTCGGACAGCTTAGTCCCTAGCTGGAGCAGATAGTCGTAGGCCATGGCACCAGTGTCTACAGTGGTTGTAGGAACGATAGCGGTGGCATTGGAACCGATCTTGTTACCGGTAGCCACGTTGTTGTACATCTGGTTGGCAATGAACTGGTCGGCCACATCAGCCAGTCCCCATGCAGACTGCTGCATTGCACCATTCATCAGCGCAGGAGAAGTCTGCGCAGCGTCCACATCATCCACAGCGAAGTTGAAGTATTTGGCCTGGGTGATGCTGAGAATCGCCTGGGAGTCCTCAAGGGCTTCGGGGTCAGAGATATCGCTGTCCTTGGTGTAGTCACCGATGGTGATCTCTCCGATGCTGGTTATCTTCAGCGTGCTTCCCTTGCCCTTGATCTCGCCCTCGTAGTCTCTGTTGATCACGTTGGGCTGTCCATACACTAACGCATTCTGCAAATTCTCAAGCAGACGTGCGCTCCAAATCGTCGGTATAAATCCTGTTACTGTCATCGCATCAACTACTTTATTTGACCAGCTTTTAGCTGTGCGCTGATATTAGCCCAATCCTTATTAATGGCATCAGGCGACATGGAGTGGAGTTCCTGTGCCGTGTAGATCTTCGGGGCGGAGTTCCCGTCAGGTGGATTGGTAGATCCTCCGAGACTGGGGCCGGGGCCGATGCTGCTCATTAATTTAGTCGCGCTTGCTCGCATCTCCTCTTCTGTCGCTCCTGTTATGAATTCGGTGAGGGCGGGAGGAACTTTAAGTTCGACCCCCACCTTGGACAGAATCGAAGTTCGGTCGTTGGTATCGACTTTGCGCTTGAGAGTTTCATTAAGGGCGGTAGCCTGTGCTAACTGATTCCTCAGTTCGGATACGGTTTGAATAAGCACCGATGGATCGCCTCTCGTCTCTCTGTCTCTGGCAAGTCGCTCGCTAACTATTCTATCAACATCGGCCTGAGTGAATTTCTTTTCATCGTCCGGCATAATATTAACCAACCTTTAACGGCAGTTGTTTGCCTAGTAATAACGGATACGTTTATCCTATTTAAGCGTGCCCACCATTACGTGCAAATTCCAGGTTCTTCTCAATTCGCTTGCGATAATCCTCGACAAGTCCATGTGTTGCGAGGATCTTCTTGTTCAATTGTTCTGCAAGCTTCATCTTACCCGTGTAGTACGCACAGAGCGCAACTTCATCCCATAACACAACATTGTAAAGATG